ACAGGTCAGATCCTTAACAATGCCATCAAGAGAGACTTGGAAGACTGGGAGGTTATAGAGCTACCCGCTCTTCTTCCTAGCGGCAAGCCCTTGTGGGCTGAGTTCTGGAAGCAAACAGAACTAGAGGCTATCAAGGCAGAACTCCCAGTAGCTAAGTGGGAAGCGCAGTACCAGCAGAACCCCACCTCAGAGGGTGGGGCTATCATCAAGCGGGAGATGTGGAAGATCTGGGATAGAGAGAAACCCCCAGAGGTTGACTACATTATCCAGTCTTGGGATACCGCATTCGAGAAAACCAACAGGGCAGATTATTCCGCATGTACAACATGGGGAGTCTTCTATAGGGAAATAGACGGAATTGAACAAGCTAATATTATCGTGCTTGATGCGTTTAAAGAGCGTATGGAGTTCCCAGAACTCAAGCGTACAGCCTATGATCTGTGGAAGGAATGGAACCCTGACACCCTCTTGGTGGAGAAGAAAGCAGCGGGTGCGCCGTTAATATATGAGCTGAGAAAGGCAGGTCTGCCTGTTTCGGAATATACACCGGGGAAAGGGTCAGATAAGATAGCGCGTGTAAACGCAGTGTCAGATCTATTTGCATCAGGAATGGTATGGCGACCAGATACAAGATGGGCAGATGAATTGGTAGAGGAGGTGGCTTCCTTTCCTAATGGGGACCATGATGACTTGGTTGATTCAACCACCCAAGCATTGCTCAGATTTAGACGAGGCGGCTTTATTCATCTCTCCTCAGATGAGGAAGATAAAATGTTTATTCCAAAGAAGGCAGCGTATTACTAAGTGGGTAAAAATATCTCTAGAACCAAAAGACCTCTTGGACATAGGGACGGTCAGAGGATATCTATTGTGGCATCTTTATGGAATAAAAAGATTCCTAGAAGACCCAGCAAAATGGTTACGCAGACAACAGAAGCTAAGAAGGACAAATAAATATTTATTAGAACTGGCAAAGCAGAAAATGCCAATGTATGACCCTCCGTCTACAGACGAAGTTAAAGACTTTATCCACCAGTCAAAAAATAGGAAGATAAATCATGGCGATTAGTAAATCATTATATAACCTGCCGGTAGGACTAGACTCTACAGAAGAAGAGGCTGTTGAGTATGAGTTACCAGTAGAAGATGATGGCAGTGTTATTGTAGAAATTAATGTTGAATCATTTGATGACAATCTTGCAGAGGTAATTCCAGAGGCAGATCTGGAATCTATTTCATCAGAAATATTAGACGACATTCGTACAGACGTTAGCTCCAGAAAAGAATGGGAAAGAACATATAAAGAAGGTCTAGAGCTATTGGGATTGAAGATAGAAGACCGTACAGAGCCTTGGGATGGGGCTTGTGGCGTGTTTCATCCAATCTTAGCAGAGTCTGTAGTTAAGTTTCAGTCAGAGACAATTATTGAGACATTTCCTGCATCAGGTCCAGTAAAGACAAAGATTATTGGAATGGTCACCGCTGAGAAAGAAGAAGCTGCGGCTCGTGTTTCTGAAGACATGAACTATCAATTAACTGAGAAGATGGTTGAGTATCGCCAAGAGCATGAAAGGCTTCTGTGGAATCTGCCGATTTCAGGATCGGCATTTAAGAAAGTCTATTATGATCCAAGTCTCTGCCGTCAGGTCTCGATGTTTGTCCCAGCAGAAGATGTAATCGTTCCTTATGGTGCGTCTGATTTATTTTCCTCGCCAAGGGTCACGCATAGAATGCGTAAGACCCCGAACCTCATCCGTAAATTAATGGTTGCTGGTTTCTATCGGGACATAGAGTTAGGTGACCCCGATACAACCGTTACAGAAATAGAAAAGAAGAAGGATGATGAGGTTGGCGTTAACATTATTGAGGATGATCGTCAGCTTATCTATGAAGTGCATCTTGATTATGATATGCCGGGGTATGAAGACCCCGATGGAATCGCTCTGCCTTATGTTGTCACCATCGTTTCCTCCGGTGAGATTCTATCTATCCGCAGAAACTACCTAGAAGATGACAAGCTACGCGAAAAGCGTATGCATTTTGTCCATTATCCCTATATTCCCGGCTTTGGCTTCTATGGATTTGGATTAATCCATCTTGTTGGTGGATTTGCTAAGTCTGCCACCTCAATTCTGCGTCAATTGGTAGATGCTGGGACATTATCCAACCTTCCGGGTGGATTTAAGTCCAAAGACCTGCGTGTTAAGGGTGACGACACCCCCATAGCACCGGGAGAATGGCGAGATGTGGACGTAACTGGGATGACAATCAAAGATTCGATCATTCCCCTGCCATATAAAGAGCCTTCAGCTACCCTTTATCAGCTTTTGCAGACCATCGTAGAAGAAGGGAGAAAGTTTGCTTCAGTTGCAGACCTGAAAGTGGGGGATATGTCAGCTCAAGCCCCTGTCGGGACGACCCTAGCGATCCTAGAGCGGACGCTAAAGGTCATGAGCGCAGTCCAAGCCCGTGTTCATGCAGCAATGAAGCAAGAGTTTAAACTCCTAGCAGGCATTGTTCGGGATTACACCCCTGAAGACTATGATTATGAGGTTGATGTCTCTATAGATAACGCAAGAAAGGCTAAGAAACAGGATTACGACATAGTCGAAATCATCCCTGTATCAGATCCTAACGCATCAACAATGGCTCAACGGGTCGTTCAGTACCAAGCAGCACTGCAACTTGCCACCACCGCACCTGCTATCTATGACCTGCCGCAACTCCACAGGCAAATGCTAGAAGTGTTAGGAATCAAGAACGTAGAGAAGTTAGTTCCAGTAGAAGATGACATTAAACCTAAAGATCCAGTGTCAGAAAACATGTGTATTTTGTCTGGAAAGCCGGTTAAAGCGTTCCTTTATCAGGATCATGAGTCCCATATTAAGGTGCATTTAAACGCCATCATGGACCCAAAGATGCAGAAACTGATCGGTCAAAACCCACAGGCTCCTACCATTCAGGCGGCTTTGCAGTCTCATGTCGCTCAACATGCTGGGTTCCAGTATCGGATAGAGATCGAGAAGATGCTGGGCGTTCAGTTGCCTCCGCCGGACGAGCCATTGCCAGAAGATATCGAAGTGGCTTTGTCAAAGGCTATAGCCGATGCCTCAGACAAGCTGCTCCAGAAAGATCAGGCAGAAGCTCAACAAGAGCAAGCAGCCGTTGCTCAACAAGATCCTTTGGTTCAGATGCAGCAGCAAGAGCTGCAATTGAAGCAAGCGGAACAGCAAAGAAAGGCAGCAAAAGATCAGGCAGATCTAGAGTTTGCAAGAGAAGAATTGCAAAGCAAGGATCAATTAGAGCGCCTGCGTATTCAGTCTCAAACAGAAATAGGATCAATGCAAGTAGAAGCAAGACTCTCTGATAACCAAATGAATAGGGAATTCAAAGAGCATGAGTTGCAAATCAAACAGACCCTAGAAAATCTGCAGATAAGTTCAGATCTGTCCAAATCAACTCTGGATAGGGAGCTAAAGCGAAGTTCTGCTCAGGCTAAATTAACTTCAGACGCATTAAAGTCAGGAAACGATAGTGGAGCTTAAACATTATCTGCATCGGGAATTGAGTATAGATCAGCAAGGACTGAAGGATACACTCGCCTTCAATCCTGTTGAAGATTTCGCCGCCTATCGAGAGATAGTAGGCGAGATTCGTGGTATCCAGCGAGTGCTAAGACTGTTAGAGGATTTACCTGATGACTGAAGAAGCAAGCAAGTTAGAACTACCAATACCCAAGGGCTACCGAATCCTGATTGCTATACCGAAGAAGGATAAGGAGTTTAAGGATTCAAAAATATTAATACCTGAAGACCAAAGGCGTAGAGAGGAGACGGCATCAATTGTAGGAGTTGTTGTCACCCTAGGTTCTATGGCGTATCAAGACCCTGAGAAGTTTCCAGACGGTCCTTGGTGTGCTGAAGGCGACTACATCATTATGAGGTCGTATTCTGGTACGAGGTTCAAAATCACCACGCCCGAAGGTGATCAAGAGTTTCGCATAATTAACGATGACACCGTTGAGGCTGTTGTTGCTGATCCACGGGTTGTTACCCGCATTTAAAGGAGGAGTTATGGACGAGAACTATGAAACAGAATCAGACGAACCGGAAGAGAAGTTTGAAATAGAGGTCGTAGACGATACCCCGGAGGCTGATAGGGGAAAAGAGTATCGGGCAAAAGGAGATGTAGATGCCTCAGAAGATGAGATATCTCAGTACTCCGATAACGTAAAGAAACGGATCAAAGAGTTAAGTCGGGCTTATCATGACGAGCGCAGAGAGAAAGAGCGTCTTGGTCGTGAGCAAACCGAAACCGTTAGCTTTGCAAAGCAACTTGCCGTGCAAAACAAGCAACTGCAAGACCGTCTTTCTGCTGGTGAGCTAGAGCTTGTAGAGTCAAGCAAGCAGCGCACCGCAGCTCAGATGGCTCATGCAGAGCGTGAGTACAAGGATGCTTTTGAAGCGGGTGATACTGACCGCATTATTGCAGCCCAAAAACTCTTGTCGGAAAATGTTGTTTATAAAAGGGAACTTGACAACTATCAACATCAGTATCAAGCCCCTTTACATCACGAACAAAAGGTAGTAGAAAGACAACCTGAGATTGTCCCTGATGAACGCACCCAGCAATGGGTTGAAGAAAATGACTGGTTTGATAAAGACTCAGTTATGCGGGGCGCAGCTTTTGGAATACACGACGATCTGGTTAAGACCGGATACGTTGCAGGTTCAGATATCTACTTCGAGCGCTTAAACGCTCGCATCCGGGAGGAATTCCCGCAAAAATTCGGGTCCAAGAGACCTGCCGCGAATGTTGTTGCTTCTGCTTCTAGAGGTACAGCGGGTACTAAAAAAATCTCGCTTACAAAGTCTCAAGTCGCTCTTGCTAAACGACTTAACCTTCCACTAGAAACTTATGCGGCTTATGCTGCCAAGGAGCTTAACAATGTCCGATAGAACCCCACGGGATGTAGTAACACGCACAACAATGGAACGTAAAACGGCTTGGACACCTCCGTCTTTACTTCCAGTACCAAGACAAGTAGAAGGCACTTCTTATCGCTGGATCAGAAAGATGATGCAGGGACAAGTAGATGACCGGAACATGATGTCGAAACAAGAAGAGGGCTGGATTCCTATTAAAAGAGAAGATCACCCGGAATTGCAGTATTCGGGTAGGACTACAGGACTCGTCGAAACAGGCGGATTAGTACTTTGCAGTATGCCTACGGACTTTGTGAACCAGCGGAATGCTCATTACCGCAAGATCACAGATGCCCAGACAGCCGCTGTAGACTCTAATCTAATGAGAGAAAATGATCCTCGTATGCCTCTTTTCAGTGAACGCAAGTCGTCCACAAGCAGAGGCAGGGGAAATTAAAGGAGTATTTAAATGGCTTACCCTACTATAAATGGACCTTATGGGCTGCGACCCATAAACCTGATCGGTGGACAAGTATATGCTGGAGCCACTCGTCAGAGGCAAATTGAACCAACATACGCTACCAATATTTTTTACGGTGATTTTGTAAAGAATGTTGTTGGTGGATATATTGAGCTGGATAACGGAACGACCGCTAACACCCCTGTTGGTGTGTTTCTTGGTTGCACCTACGTCAGCGCAGTAACGAAACAGCCGGTTCAGTCACAATACTACCCAGCATCGGTTTCGGTTCAGCCGAACACTTATATCCTTGCTACCGTTTCAGATGATCCTGACCTTTTGTTCCAAGTCGCAGTTTGCTCAAGCGGAGTTGTAATGGCTACCGTTACGCAAAATGCAATTGGCACGAACATGTCAATTCTGGCAACCGCTGGTAACACAGCTACCGGAAACAGCAGCTTTTCCGTTCTAAGCAGCTCACCAGCAGCTACCAGCACGTTCCCAGTACGGGTTATCGATGTTATCCCTGAAACAGCTCCTTCGGCTGGCAACTACGCTGAAGTAATTGTTAAGATTAACTTCGGTATTCATCAGTATAACAATGCAACAGGTTTGGCTTACGCCTAAAAGGAGTTACTTAAATGGCTGCTATATCACGCGCACAACTGCTAAAAGAGTTACTTCCGGGGCTGAATGCCTTATTTGGTTTGGAGTACGCTCGTTACGGCGAAGAACACAAAGAGATTTTCGAAACAGAAACCTCTGAGCGTTCCTTCGAAGAAGAAACAAAACTGGCTGGCTTCTCAGCAGCACCCGTCAAGAACGAAGGCTCTGCCATCGCTTACGACAATGCTCAAGAAGCTTGGACCTCACGCTATCAACACGAAACTATCGCTCTTGGTTTCTCGCTGACTGAAGAAGCAATCGAAGATAACTTGTACGATTCTCTCTCAGCTCGTTACACCAAGGCTTTGGCTCGTGCTATGGCATACACCAAGCAAGTTAAGGGCGCGAACATCCTGAACAACGGATTTTCAGGCTCTTACCCCGGTGGTGACAATGTTGCATTGTTCAGTAACGCACACCCATTAACCGGTGGCGGCACAAACAGCAATATTCCATCTACCCCTGCTGACTTGAACGAAACGTCCTTGGAAGCGGCTGTTATTCAGATCGCTGCTTGGACTGACGAACGTGGTTTGCTGATCGCTGCTAAACCTCGCAAGTTGGTTGTTCCTCCTTCACTGATGTTCGTTGCAACCCGTATTCTGGAAACAGAACTGCGTACTGGAACTGCTGACAACGACATCAATGCATTGAAGAACAACGGTTCGATCCCCGGTGGATATTGTGTCAATCACTTCTTGACCGACACCGATGCATGGTTCCTGACCACAGACGTACCTAACGGTCTGAAGCACTTTGTGCGCTCACCATTAGCTCAGTCGATGGACGGAGACTTTGATACGGGCAACGTCCGCTACAAGAGCCGTGAGCGTTATAGCTTTGGCTGGTCAGATCCTCTCGGAATGTTTGGTTCCGAAGGTCAGGCATAAGTAGTATTTGTGCTAGTTTGGGGGACTTCGGTCCCCCTTTCTTTTGTCCCTTGACACTGTTTATATAAGGTGATAAAAAGATAATAACCAAGAACCTCGACTCATACAGACTGGCTTGGCAGACATTATAGAGACTGTATGGGCATGTGCTATAACACAAAGGAAATATATCATGGCAAAAACTACTTTTTCGGGACCAGTGCGGGCTGGATATCAAGGCGGAGACGCAAGCTCACAAGGACCTTTAACTCCGGTTACTGTTAACTCTGGTTCAATAGTTGAAATAAATACCGGCTCTGGAGCGTATGGTTTTTATACACGCATCGAGCCAACCACAGGTTTTGGTTCTAGCAGCTATCTACTTCCGGGTGAAGCATATGGTGTGTTTGGGCGCACTCAAACTGGTGCGCCGTTTGCTACAACCCCTACAACAACTTTTAACCATATTACCGGTGTAGCTGGTAATTTTGCGGTTATTGGTTCATACGCTAATAACGGTTTGATGTCCGGTGTAATGGGCATTATTAATACCAACACTTTATCTGGTGATGCCGCTGTTATGGCATTTATGCAGGGTGACTCCGGTGTGACAACTTGCCGCGCAGCGTTTGGTGTTGCAATGGCTCAAACCACAGCAGGTTCTGGCTTTACATACGGTCTGGACTTGAAGATGCAAGACCCCGTTGCTGATGCTGGTGGTCCTTCTGGAGTTATAGCCTACAAAACGGCTGAGATTCGCCTAGCTAATGATGCTGCCGCTGCTCCTGTTGTCATCAAGGTAGGTAATTTTGTTGATGGTGCTGCTTCTGGTGTAGGCAAAGGTTCGTTAGGTATTGATTCTACCGATGGACTATTGTTTGTATCTGATGCTTCTGGCAACTGGCAAGCCGTTACTGTCTAATGTTGACTCATGAAGATCCAGAAGTCGCTACGATTGTGGCGCTTCTGGAAGCCCAAAGAGACTATGCAATGGGACACGCCGCCAAACTTGCTAAAGAAAATGCTGAGTTAATAGCAAAGATTAGCAGACTTGAGGCATCTAAACCGGCATAGTCTCACCCTACAGGAGATTGATCATGGGTATGCAATATGATGTATTAGCCTCGTTTCCTTTGACGGGAGATGGGCAACTAGAGAACCAAGCGCAAGAGAGCCTTGGACGGATTCGCATAAAGGCTATTTACGGAACTTCTGGAGCTACCGCTGGGACCATTTCTTTTTATAATGGCACAAGCAATTCCGATCCTTCAGTTATTCTTCTTCCTACTCCAGCCGCAGCAAATCAAGGCGCATTCTTCTTGCTTATTCCCGGAGAAGGAATCTTGGCTCAGGATGGTGTATATGTTGACACTGGAACTGCGGCATCAGTAATCGTTATTTACGGGTAAAGCATGGAATCGCAAACCCTAATTAACCTAGGGGTCGGGGTTATTCTGACAATAGTTGGATGGCTCTCAAGACAGCTCTGGGATGCGGTAGAAAGAATGAAGGCAGACATTAAGAATATTGAGATAACACTTCCTTCGCATTATGCGAGGAAGGATGACATCCAATCTAGGTTTGATAAAGTTGAAGTGATGCTAGAAAAGATCTTCGACAAGTTAGACCTTAAACAAGATAAGGCATAAACATGGCAGACCAAGCCGCATATACCGCAGGATTGAATAAATCGACTCCATCAGAAGCAGAACGCGCAGAGATGAAGCGTATCCGTGATGAATACGCAATGGATAGGGATACTAACCTTGGGTACGAGAAGGCTACACGGGCTACCCCTCCTGCTGGCATGACTCCTGTTGGTCCTCCACGCAGTCAGCCTATTCGTAGAGCTAAGGGCGGGATGATCTCTGCGTCCAAGAGAGCAGATGGCATTGCAACTAAAGGTAAAACCAAAGGACGGATCATATAATGGAGCAATCCAGCGATACCGGAAGAGGTCCAGTGCTTGCAAGGGCGGTAGAGTATGCAGCAAATTCGCCGGGAAGGGGTCCGGTGCTGGCTAAGATGGTGAAGCTGGGGGAAGAAGATCCCGGTCCGGGTCCAGTCCTAGCAAAAATGCTAAGGATGAACGAATCTGGGTATAGAAAAGGTGGACCAGTCAAATCATCAGCCTCTAAAAGGGCTGATGGAATAGCCACTAAAGGTAAAACCAAAGGCAGGATGATCTAATGAAGGCTAAGAGATATGATATGGGTGGATCTGTAAATGGCGGCACTCCTAATCCGTCTCCATTGCTTTCTATTAATGCGCCTGACAATTCAACACCGGCTCAAAAGCCGGGGTTCTTGAGCGTAGCTCCACCGGTCGGCATGAAGAAAGGCGGATCAGTTAAGGGTGTACGGGGTGGCGGGATAGAATCAAAGGGCAGAACAAGAGGGAGGTTTGTCTAATGGGTGCTTTAGCTAATATGGGATACGGCGCTATGCTGGGTCCAGATCTCCAGAAGAAGATGACCAAGCCGTTTGATAAGGCATTGTCAGCTACAGAGATGGACGAGCCTAATAAAGAAATGATGAAAGAAGCTGGATACAGGAAAGGCGGGTCAGTTTCCAAGAGAGCTGACGGCATTGCCACTAAAGGCAAGACCAGAGGGAGAATCGTATAATGGGAGCAGGAGCATCAGCGCCAACAGGAGTGGGGTCATCCCCAGCTCCAGTAGTAGCGCCACCGGTATCTGCACCGATTGCACCAGTGGTTACCCCGACAGCTACTCCGTCCTCTACGCCACAAGGCGGTAAGGGCGGACCTGCAACCGCAGGAGGAGCGCCATCAGTTTCTCCAGTAACGCCGTCAGTGTCGCCAGTGGCTCCTACAGCCCCTCAGCAGCCTCAATACAATCCGTTCATGCAAACCTATGGACAGAACAATACGCCGCAGCAGCAGATGTTTAATCGCTTCCAGCCGCCGCAACAATTCCGTCAGACAGTTGCACAGCCTGCTCAGGGTCCGGTATACGCAGATCAGAGTTTAAACGCTCCGGGCAATCAGCCGCAGCAGTTTCAACAGCCGCAGCAACAGCCGCAGTATGGTAGGTTTGGTCAGCAGCGTGGTTTTATGAATCAGAACAGAGGCGGATATGACCGTCAACTTGATCAACTAAGGGGTCAAGGTCAGTATGGTCAACAAGGATCGCAAGTGGCGTTTATAAATAACCTTCTAAGGGGTCAGTCACAACTACCTGCAACTGGTCAGCCAAGCACCCCGCCAGTGGGCGGTAAGGGCGGAGGATCATCTCCAACAGGTTTGCAATAATGAAAAAGGCTAAGATAGCCATAGTAATGAGGGAGTTTAAAAAGGGGTCACTCAAGTCCTCATCAGGACAGAAGGTGACCAATCCGAAGCAAGCTATCGCTATCTCTTTAAGTGAAGCTAAACGAGCAGATGGTGCAGCTAAACGTAGCAAAACTAAAGGACGGACTCTATAATGATGAAAGCAAAAATGATGGCTAAGGGTGGTATGCACAAGATGCCTGATGGTAAGATGATGAAAGACTCAGCCATGAAAAATTTGGCTAAACATGCTGCTAAACCCGCTTCCAAAGCCCACGCCGGTCTTAAAGCTGGTGGCATGGCTAAAGATGGAATGTCAGGGTTCCCAATCAAGCGCAAGGGTCCAGTAGATAAAAAGACTGTTGCCAAGTTAGCCAGCAAGATACTGGACGCAAAGATGGGAGCTGCGCCAATGGTTTCTCCAATGGCTCCTCCGATGATGTCTCCGGGCATGAAGAGTGGTGGCTCAGTGTCTAAACGCGCTGATGGAATCGCTCAACGGGGTCGCACCAAAGGAACAATGCTTCGCAAGGGTGGACGGGTCTGCTAATGTTGCCAAGCCGTGGAATGGGTATTATTAGCCCAGCCAAGCTCCGTAAGATCAAGAAGCGTGATGGGGATAACCCTGTCACGCTGTATAAACACGGCGGGGCTATAGGAAAGCAGCCTAAAGCTAAGTGATCAAGTGGGCTGAGTACCGAAAAGAATGCGGCAACGTGTTTGATTGGATAATACGGGCAACAGAAGAACGTAGAGACATGAAGTCTATTGAGGCAGAACGCTTCAGAGAGCTTTATGTTAAGAAGCCAATTGTAAATAAGAAGTAACTTATTATAGAGACTCTATAATGGCTAAGAGCAAAGTTAATGCTGCTGGTAATTACACAAAGCCTACCCTTCGTAAGAAGATTGTGTCTCAGGTAAAGGCAGCGGCAACTCAAGGTACTGGCGCTGGGGAATGGTCTGGACGCAAGGCTCAACTTGTAGCCAAGAAATATAAGGCTGCAGGGGGTTCTTACCGTGACTAAGTGGTCTGACAAGCGCAAAAAGTCTATAGACTGCGATAACCCAAAAGGTTTTTCAGAGAAGGCTCACTGCGCTGGAAAGAAGATGGCAGGTGGTGGATTAGCTAAACCGCAACAGTCTCTCAAGGACTGGGGCAAGCAAGACTGGACCACCAAAAGTGGTAAAAAGTCTTCTGATACAGGTGAGCGATACCTTCCAAAGGCTGCAATCAAAAGTCTCAGCCCAGCAGAGTACGCAGCAACTACCCGTGCAAAACGTGCAGGCAAAGCAGCAGGTAAGCAGTTTGTAGCGCAGCCCAAGACTATTGCAAAGAAAACAGCAGGGTACAGATAATGGCTAAGACTCCCGCTTGGACTAGAGCTGAAGGTAAATCAAAATCTGGCGGATTGAATGCCAAAGGCAGGGCTTCATATAACGCAGCCAATCCAGACAAGCCCGGATTGAAGGCTCCGCAGCCAGAAGGTGGAAGCCGCAAGAAGTCATTCTGTGCCAGAATGTCAGGAATGAAAAAGAAGCTGACATCCGCTAAGACGGCAAATGATCCCAATAGCCGCATAAACAAAAGCCTTCGGGCATGGAAATGCTAAATGACCACATCAGGCACAGCATCATCTAACCTAGACCTCACTAACATTATTGAGGAAGCGTTTGAGCGCTGCGGGGCAGAGTTACGCACTGGTTATGATATCCGTACAGCAAGACGTAGTTTAAACCTCCTGACGGTCGAATGGGCTAACCGGGGGATAAACCTGTGGACGATTGAGGAGGGTGAGATACCGTTAGTTCTTAATCAGGTCTCATACAATCTGCCTGTTGATACGATAGATCTTCTAGAACATGTAACAAGGGTAGGAACGGGTTCAAGTCAGCAGGACTTGTCTAT